GTCAAAAACGCTTTATTAATTTTATTAACAATGACAGGTTTGGTGATATTTTTGGCAATTTTCATTGGAATGCCAAGTTCTCTAATGGAAATATTAGGGTCCGCAGTGATAACTGAACGAGCACTAAAATCGACACGTTTTGCCATAAGATTACCTCTCATACGACCACCTTTACCGTTTAATCTGTCCTTGATTGATTTCAAAGGTCTTCCCGAACGCTGCGCTACTGAAGCAACTCCTGGAATTTTATTATCTACTTGTGTGGCAATATAATATTGCAAAACAGTAGTCCAATCATCAATCACATTTGACGGAGCGTTATTTTGAAGTTTTTCTTGTAAAGTCTTATTGGTTTTAATGATATTCACCAAAATATGACTTAAATCATCTTCTGATCTCTGTTGCGCGTCGTGCTTGACAGATGGTCTAACCGCAGGAGGCGGAACAGACATCACTTGACAAATCATCCAATCAGGTCTGGAATAAACAGGACTGAAACCCATAAATGACACATCTTCATCTGAAACTCTCTTCAATATTTTCAAAGTCATTTCAGGAGTCACTTTAATAATGATGGGCTCTGCGTCTTCTCCAGAACCTTCACTTTTCCACTCGGCAAATATAGTTGCTAAGCCTTCCTTTCTAATTTTATTAGGCTGAAGGCATCCACAACCGTCTTCAATATCTTCACCACAGCGCTTAATTTTGCTTGCCAATGAAAACACATATTTCCATCGAGCGTCACCTTGTATTTTTAGCGCTTGTTTATATTTTTCCTTACTGATTAAAAGCTTGCTACATTTAAAACAAACACATCTTAAGCATTTTAATATAGTGCTTAAATATTGAATATAGAACACAGGACGAGCTAATTCAATATGACCTGCGTAACCTGGAGTTTGCATATAATCTAAACCGTCCGTTGGACAAATTAATCCTGGTTCTAAAACTCCCATTCGCGGGTCAAACAAACCACCAATAACTGGTTTGTTATTTATATATGTATCCCGACTAGTTATCTCGGCAACAGATCCTTTTCGTATTTCATCTGGAGATAAAATACTAAATTGGATACCGATGACCTTTGAACAACTTTTCGGCATGTTATTATTACTTGAGTATTTCGACATCTCTTATATTATAATACAATAGATTTATATTGTTTTTTATAATCAATTTTATTTTTAAAATTGAATAATTTAATAATTTTATAAAATAAAATAAAATTGAATATAATTTAAAATTATATTTTTAAGATATATAAATACAAGAAATGCCGCGTGACAGTCAAACTAAATTGAAGAAGGAACAGAATAAGCGTTCTAAAAAGGACGACGAGAAGAAACGTAACAAAAAAATTAACAATGATTCTGATAGTGATGATGGAGATTACGAAAGTGGCGAAGAAATGGATGTTCATGAGTATCGCAAGTTTTTATCAAAAATATTCCCTTCCAAACATTTAAGTAAAAAAATTCAAGCTGGTGAAAAATTAAAGAAAGTTATTTCTGCTCAAGAAGATTTAAGCGAAGAAAATGAAGAAGAGTGGGAAACTGAAAGTGAAGAGGAAGAAGTTCCAAAGAAGAAGAAATCAAATAAAAATAAAAAATCAAATAAAAAGAAGAAAATTATTGAAGAATCTGAAAGTGAAAGCGAAGTAGAGGAAGATTCAGAAGAAGATTTAGAAGAAGAAGAAGAAGAGGATGAAGATGATGATGAAATTGTTGTAAAAGGAGCAAACAAGTTTAATATTATTTTCACAATCGGAGGCGCTGAAGATGAAGATGAAGAATGGATTGATGAAGATGATGATGAATATGACGAAGATTATGTAGATTCAGATGATGAAACAGAAGATGAGGATGCGTCTATTTCGTCATCTGAAGATTCAAGCGAAGCAGATGAAGAAGAAATACAACCCAAAAAGAATGGTAAGAATAAGAGTAAAAAGGATATTGAAAATATTGTAAAATCCGATTCTTCCAGCGCAGAAATTAAAAAACCATCAAATGAAACATTAGCTCAACTAAAGTTATTACTTGAGAAAAATCCAAACGATAAATCAATTAAGAAATGTATTGAAACATATGAGGAAGATATTAAGCAACAAAAAGTTAAACAAGAAAAGAAGAATAAAAAGTACAAGGATAAAAATATGAGAATATTCAGAAAAATAGTAAAGGACAAGAATACCACAAATGACTTTTCGTTTTATGAAAAGTTGGAAATTGAGGAACAGAAGAAAATTATTAAGGAAGTACGTGAAATCAACAAAATAACGAGAATTGAGAAACCATATCGTATGACGTTGTTGGAATCAGAAATCCCTGTTCAATTTAAAGCTGCCGCAATGAAGAAAATTAATTCATTACGATATATGGAGCCTGGCAGCGGTGAATTTTACAAAATTAAGAACTGGGTTGATACTTTTATGCGTATTCCATTTGGAAAACACGAAGGCTTGCCGATTAGTATTGAAGACGGTGTCGAAAAGTGTCACGATTTTATGGAGAATGCCCAGAAAACATTAGACGCCGCTGTTTATGGATTAAATGACGCGAAGATGCAAATAATGCAAATGTTAGGACAGCTTTTAACAAATCCAAAAGCAATTGGTACTGCGATTGCGATTCACGGCCCTCCCGGCACAGGTAAAACCAGTTTGGTTAAGGAAGGAATTAGTAAAATTTTGAACAGACCATTTGCGTTTATTGCGCTTGGTGGTGCTACAGATAGCAGCTTCTTAGAAGGTCATGGTTATACATATGAAGGCTCAATGTGGGGTAAAATTGTTCAAATATTAATTGATAGTAAGTGTATGAATCCAGTAATATATTTTGACGAATTGGATAAGATTAGTGATACGCCCAGAGGTGAGGAAATCGCAGGTATACTGACACACTTAACCGACACATCGCAAAACTCGCAATTTCACGACAAGTATTTTGCCGAAATTAATTTTGATTTGAGTAAGTGTTTGTTTATATTTAGTTACAATGATGAATCGAAGGTGAATCCGATTTTGAAGGATAGAATGTATAGAATAAAAACGAAGGGTTATAGTCAAAAGGAAAAGACAAATATATCAAAGAGCTACTTGTTGCCCAAAATTTGCGAGCAAGTGCGTTTTAATAATTCAGAAATAATTATTCCGGAGCCAACAATTCATTATATAATTGACAATCACTGTAACAAAGAAGACGGTGTAAGAAATTTGAAGCGTTGTTTAGAAATAATACATACAAAGCTTAACTTATATAGACTTATGAAGCCTGGTTCAAACTTATTTGAACAAGATATGTCACTGAAGGTGGAATTCCCATTTACGGTGACAAAAGATATAGTCGACAAATTGATAAAACGTGAAAACGATAATATTTCAGCTCTTTATAGTATTTACTCTTAATCCACTTTCTTACGAAGTTGTAAAAAGTGGATTTTAAAACAATTTAAAAATTACTCTATAAATAATATAAACCATTATGAGTTTACATTATTTTTTATCGTGTAAAAGAAATTACATTAAGATTATTCAAAAATTGGAGTATATAATAGAAACACTGGATGATATTGACTACTTAACAATTTCCGAATTTAGTGATATTTGTTATCCAAAAAATAATAAGGATTTTTTTACTGAGAAAATAAAACATTTTCAAATTAATATCGATATTTGCAACAATGAATTAGGCCATTTATGCTGTCATAATTACGTTGATGATACAATAGATATCGCACCAGAAAGGTCACAAAGTATCACCTATTGTACTATATGTGAAACCGTAAAAAACGGCTAATTTCGGCTTTAAGTTGTTTTGGCAATTTATTATATAAAATGCAATATTTTTCGAAAATCCAAGATTATTTTGGAAAATCGATTTTTGGACATTTATTTTTGTCCATTTTTGAAAAATGAAAATACTTTTGGATTTTTGAAAACAGTAAATTTTTAAGAAAAAGCTGAGACCATAAAAAATTTTAACGTCTGGTCACCAAAAAAATAATTCAAAATTTATGACGATAATTTTTTTTTAAAAAAATATTAATTAATTAAAAAACTTAAGCATAATTTCTCATTGCTATATATAGCAATGTTTAGCAATAAAATTATGCCTAAATTATGCTCCAATTTTTACTGTGAAAATTGTGACTATGGAACGTCAAAGAAAAGTAGCTATGACAATCATTTAGTAAGTGCTAAACATCTAAAATCAATGGTTAGCAATGAAATTATGCCCAAATTATGCTCTGAATTTATCTGTACAAATTGTAGTAAAAAATACAAAGATAACTCAGGTTTGTGGAGACATAAGAAAAAATGTGTTGAAAAAGAAAAAGAAATCGAATCCAATGAATTAAATGAACAAAATGAACAAAATGATTCAGTAGAATTAATAAAATACTTAATGAAGGAAAATTCCGAGTTTAAACAAATGATAATAGAACAAAATAAACAAATGATAGAAATGTCAAAAAATACAGGGACATATAATACTACTCATACAAATTCTCATAATAAATCATTCAACTTAAACTTCTTTTTAAATGAAACGTGTAAAGATGCAATGAATATAATGGATTTTGTAGATTCATTAAAGATACAATTATGTGATTTAGAAAATGTTGGAAATGTTGGTTATGTTGAAGGAATTTCAAAAATAATTGTAAAGAATCTCAATTCTCTCGATGAAACAAAAAGACCGGTTCATTGTACAGATACAAAGAGAGAAGTAATGTATGTAAAAGATGATAATAAATGGGAAAAAGAAAATGAAAATAAACAAAAAATGAGAAAGGTTATTAAACACGTTACACATAAAAATTCAAAATTATTAAAGGAGTTTAAAGCAAAGTACCCAGGTTGTGAAAAAAGTAGTTCAAAATACTCAGACCAATACGACAAACTTATTATTGAAGCTATGGGAGGCAAAGGTGATAATCATGTTGAAAAGGAGGATAAAATAATTCGAAATATAGCAAAAACCGTAACAATCGATAAAATGTAAAATAATATAGTTAAATAATTATAAATTATATTATTTTTTATTAAGTTTTTACCAGACGGTATTTGTATTATGCCACCACATACCATCGCCCTTTTTAACATTATATAATGCTCTAAAAATTTGTGACCTCGATAAAGGTGCGTTACATCTATATTTATCAAGAGGATGCGGATTTGTCTTCAATTGGGAGGCCAATGCTCGTTTACTGATTACTTGTTTTTGTTGGAAAGCATAATAAATATAAAATCCTTCAAAAGATACATTTCTAATAGGAATAATGTCGTTATTATTTTCTTGGAAATTTTCTAAATATTCGTCACAAATAGCCATACCTGATATATCTGCCAGATCTTCACCGATTCCTATAGTAGCATCAAATTTAATACCATCCTTAGCAGCCATCTCTTCATATTGTTTAACAACATCATCTTGAATTTGTTTAAATTTCTTTTTATCTTCAGGTGTCCACCAATCATATAATACTCCATCAGCATCATATTTACTTCCCATGTCATCAAAACCGTGAGACATTTCGTGACCAAGTGTAAAACCAATATGTGCCAGATTATATTCGATACCTCTATCATCTAAATCTACAAATGGTTTTTGCATATATCCCTGATTGATATATATACAGTTTTTAGCTGGAGTATATGATGCATTCACAATATATGCCTGTGTTCCAGTCATTTTAACAGGATACTGACTCCAATCCATCATTGGCATACTTATAACCGGTTTACCATCAAGCTCAATAAACTTTTTATGTCTCCAAGAAAATATTTTATACATATTTTCATATAAATTGGTTCCATAATTAAGATCAGGATCTTCTCTTAAATTCTCCGGTTTACCTATTATAAAATCAAACTTTTCCAATTTTTTAAGTGCGTATTTTTTAGTTTTTGGACTCATCCAATTATTTCGCATCAAAATTTTTCTAAATACAACTTTGAGGTCATTACACAATATTTTCACATATTCTGTTACTTGTGGATCTGAAAATTTTTCCATATATTCATTTGTCAAAAATGTATTAAATGGAACAGACATGTATAGCGAGGCACTAACTGCATCACTTTTATTAATAGCTTCTTGCCCTTTTTGAAAATAACCATAAAATTCATAGATTATTTTTTCCCAATCTCTTGTTACTCTTGCTATTCTTCTTAATAATATCCAAACCCAAAAAACTCTCCATTTTGGAGTATTCCAATTTTTAACCATTAGGTCTGTGCCACACTTTAAATAATTTAGACTAGGAGTTATAAAAAAAGATGGTATTGTTTTGTATCCTAATGCTTTACAAAACTCTTTCCAATCAAACCCATATTTGCTTAAAGCTTC